CGATGATGAAGGCCCCTACTAAATCAGCTACATGTTGGAGATTACCCCCCCCAACACTTAAAATCACACTGACCTTTTGCCTTGCGGCAACCCCACACACAGGGTTCTTCTGGTGACTGCCAGGTAGTACAAATGATGTTCATCTTTTTGGATTTTTATTTACATTTTCAGCGGCCGTCGCCACCAGCAAGTCCTACTCGCCAAAGTGTTCCTTAAGGTTCCCGAAATAGGTGTTGGATCCCGTCCAATAATCCCGTTTCCCAAAATTAGTCCATTGGTTTTGAAACTTGCTGATGATTTGCAGATGACTAGTCCAGCGGCTCATTCACAGACTCAAAATGTTTTTGTTTTACTAGCAAATATATGCTGGTTTTAAAGGCTGGCGGCAAACCAGGGAGCAATAAATGTAGTGCTCGAATTAACACTGGTGCCGCTATAAAAGAAGGTCAGCTTGCCACCAGGAGGTACATAGCAGAGCGTTAGTGATGTGCTCTGCAATGCACTACTGATGGTGTTTGACCCAAGGTCATTGACAATACAACCAGCAGAATACGTCACGGTTTGGCAATCCACCGGGATTCCCGTACCGTCTACTTTGATGGTTACCATATAATAACCACCTCGTTCAAAAACGAGATCCTTCCCAGATGCTACAACTAACGAGTTATTTCCAGTAATGACCTGAGGTCCATTGAAAATTCCTGTTACGTAACAACTGGAACAATATAGAAGGGTCCCATTAGACGGAGACTGCTGAGGAATACGCAAGACAATTGTGTACTCAATCCACAACTCACCCACAGCACTTACACCTGCTTGGCCCTCACACGAAACGTTAAGTCGCCCCAAGTCATAAGTCTTGAGGTCTGCCCCGACAATGCCACCAGCCCTAGTGTACAAAGCTGTTGCCTGTCTCTTGGACAGGTCAGCCTTGCGCAACACAAGCTTGGCGGCAGCCCATGGTGGAGTGCGCACATAATCCGAACACTGTAGTGCCGAGCTCTTATTAACGGGAGCAGCATCGAGAGGATCGTAATCAAATGCCAGCATCACAGCCCCTGTAGCAGATGTGGATGAAGAAGGCTCGTAACAAAACGAGACGTCCTGAACCACGTACTGCTCATAGGAGTTTGCTATGCTGCTAGCCCAAGGGAAAAGGTTGCCCAACCCCGGGTTAAAAGAGAACGAATTATTGCTGAAGCCAACGCTGCCGCTGATATCTTCAACAAACTCTCGACGACTGATCCTGAACTCAGCCGGATTTTGTGAACGCTGCACCGAAGCCTTTGCCACAGGGGCGCTAACTTTAGTAGCCTTAACGTTCGGCGAGGGTGCAGGAAGCCTGCCCTTGGCCATAGATTTCTTACCCAATGACATGGTAAGTGTACACAATTAGAATTATATAGTTTAGTCGTTTCGATAATCCCAGAGTGGTTCAGATTGTGAAGAGGCCACATCCAACACTAATGTTGGCAGGATGGTCAACAACGCCTTCATAGTTGTTAACTTTCAACTCTTCCTCCATCTCAATCTGCATAGACGGTGGGTAGCCAAACGCTTTGAAAAAGGAAACGCGGGTGTCATCCGAGATTGTTCCTCTGAATTCACCACGGATGCGTGGCTTGGCACACATCCGCATAAATCCAGAATCTGAAATGGTGAGTGAGCTGCCAGCGTTGCTATCAACACCGTTTCTCTTATAAGCTTTATACAGCTCACAGAAAATCGGCATATCACCAAACAATGCTGACCCGCCCACCCCAACCTGGTACGACCATTGGCGATACCCGAGTTCAGTCGCAACCGACAGACTCATTGCATCCTTGCCAAAGGCAGTGCCCGGCTGCCTGCACATCACGTAGGTGTCAGTCAATGCATCAACCAATACTGGTTGCGACTGACAAAATACTATCTCCTCGAATGTGTCCACAGGCTTCTCCACTTCCATCTCGAATCCAAACTTCAAAAACCACTCCGACAAGTCAGATATTTTCGGCAGATCCCGCTTCTCCATGAACACAACACAGTCGTCGCCATTATTGACAAACTGTGCCTTGACGGATTTCTCCCTCAAGTATTCACGGGCAAGCGAGCACATTATGATGCAATTTCCCAAAGATGTGTTCATATCGCCACTAGCCCTCGTACCTTGTGATTTGTACGTCATCTTGTGACCGTCTACGTACGCCACGCCCTTGTTGCCCAATTGCACTTTCAATAGTGCATTGAGCTCGGGGTCGTAATCAAATATACGCTTGTAAACGCTATGTTCCCACTTGAGAGCATCCTTACTAACATGCTGATCAAACCTACTCGCATCCAACCCTACCGCCACAGGGTTATCAAATTTGAGCCACTTTCCTCTCATTACTCGGGCGACGTCATCAACTGTCAACCCCTTCATGACCACCTCATCGTCGTCACCCCACTCCTCGGCCAAGGCTTTGTACAACTCCTTCTCGACCCTCCTGGTGAAACGACCCAACGCTATATTATATACTGGAGATCGGGGTTGTATAACCCGCGGCGCTGGATCCTTCTTCTTAGTGAAATTCAATTTCTCAAACTTCACAAAGAATTTGATCAGCGCGTCCCGATCCCACCAACCACGTAACATGTATATTTCAGCAGCCCGTGTGTATAGTTTACGTTTGTTAGCGGGACACTGCGCGATGAACTCTTCGCAGGTCAATTTTTCACACCTTCCAAACTTACGTATCCTATGAGCCAACCTACTAGACACATGGTCCATTTGCCTCCACACCCCCGGTTGTGGCTGGGGGGTTGGTTCCAAACCTGATTTTCCTTGAACGTTGAAAATTCTCTCGTTCACGGCGCGGATCAAGTTTGGGAGGTCATTATTGTGTGCTCCGAAATCACTTCTGCTAGACAGGTAGGGAGCTATAACAACCCGTCGAAGCTTAGCAGGCTTAGCACCCACATGCGGTTGGAGAACTATTCCCCTGAACACCGTGCCATCATGATACTCTTTGGCAGTGGTGGTCCGAGCCTCCATTCGCACGAGGCACCCCTAAGCGGTCACCGCACTGCCATTGGCGGAGAGTCGTTGCCAAAATGACTCATCCTCCTCAGCAATGAAGTAGGCTGCAGAGACCGCCTTCAAATAATAGGCACGCTCCTGCTTCCTGACCGTTAAGACCTGATCCTCCAAATATTCCACCCCGTCCTTGACTGCTTCATCGATAACCTGCTTAACAACGAGATTTAGGCAACGAATATCAGCGGGGCTAGCTGTGAACCTGCCCGGCGCCTTAAACTTAACCAAATCAACGAGACACTTGACTACAGTGGCCCGCTTGGAAAATCGATTCATGGTACGATGTTTTGTACAATGTCTCTTCTTCCCCAACCGTTTATCAATTCCTTGCAGAACCGATTCGACAATCCCGACGCGTGCATCCAAAACAATGTTATCCCCATCCATGGTATCAATACCTCCGTACAACGCTAGCGCTATGGCAACATTGGCCGTCTCTTGGCGTTCGTCACGGAACCTATTGAACCCTACAGCATCAGCTATAGTGGAGTGGGATAGCATATCCTGTCTCACTACTACCTTGGGGGATGCTGGTTCCCAAGGCGCCCGCGGTTCAAGCACGTCATCTCTGTTTGCTGGGTACTGGTCCTTGGCAGAGATGTTGCTAAGAGTCAACCAAGGTGTCTCGAAGCTCACATCTCTGTGGAACCTGTGCCCGGCAACCACAGTTGAGTTGCTGAACGCGGGTGACCAGCAAGGGGTAGTCAATCCCCTGCTGGCCGCGGGAATACCGTAGAGTCTGA